AACAGACCTTTTGATAACACCTTGATTTGCAACTGGACCGTATATATATGCTTTCATACTGAAGTTAAGATTATATATCAAAGCACGGCGAGTGTCAAAATCACCTTCATATGTATCTTCAATTGAAATATCTTGAAGAACAACAGGTGTATCAACAACAACATTCATCTCTGGAATCAAACGAATATTTGTTGTAAACTCTGGGCGAAAGTATGGAAGTATCTGTTCAAGTATCTGTGCACCGTCATCAGCATTCGATACAAAGATTGATAATAAAATATTAATATCATATGGTACAGGCACATACTGTGTTTTTAAACGGTCATTATCATCAGACTTGAGAGTTACATTTTTAATAGTGGATGATAGTTTCCTTGTCGGAGCATATGTCATACCTGTGATTTCGAAACCCATACGAGGTAATGTAATCGCTACCGCCTGTTCAAAGTTTGGATCTTGACGGAGACGGACCAAAAATTTTTCTTTAGGACCATATGCTAATGGAACTGCGATAGATTGAACTCTTTCGCCAGCAGTGTTCAGTCTCGCAATAACAATATCATTAAAAAGATTGCCAAAACTGATTATATACTTCCGTATTGTACCGTGATAATATTGTTGAAACATTAATATCGGTCCACTTCACCAAAAGGATTTTTTTCGCTAAAGTCAATTACAGAACTTGGACTAAAGATTGGATCGTTGCTTTGGAAATAAGAGTTGTTTGCAGTCGGTTGATTGTCTTCAATCCTATATTCTTGCATAATAGAACCACCATCTTCATTCAATAGTTTTTCATCATCTTCAAGCAACATCTCATATGCGAGTATGTCCGTGGTATAGTTATCTTCAATACTATCTATATCAGATATACCAGTGTCAATTTGCTCACTACTATATTCGAATAACTCACAACGAATATCATATGTCTGAAGTCGACCAGTCTGATAGAATACTTGCTCGTGCTCAACAAACTTTATTTCAAAAAGTTTTTTTACAAGAGGGAAATAAATCAAGTCGCCTTCTGTTGGTCGATTTGTAGTGATAGAATATCCCTCTAACCCACCTTCTTCAAGTTGAATAGAATCACCAGCATATGCAGTTGAAAGATATTGACGAGAAGGAGCATTTGTATCTGCATCTTCTGTAAGAATATTGTATCCAACTTCAGTAGTAAGTTTTTCCGATTTTGCTTGGTCGAATCTTTTACGAGCCACTGTCAATGTAATCTGGTCACGTATTTCAAGATTGAACTTCGATAAGAAATCGCCTTCGCCTTCAAACCCTTCAACATTCTTAATGTACATCTCAAGGTCAACAGCATCATCAAATTTACGAAGCGTATCTTCACCAAACAATGGATCTTCACGCACGAATACGCTCGGAATATACTTGACATTATATCCGTAAATCTTGAGGCATTCGATTGTCAAATCTTCAACGAGGTCTTGTTCACGACCATAATTGAAGTTATTGAAGTATTGGTTTAACATAATTTTTAACCTGTCATGTCATTGACGGGCAGACTGTAACTCACTATCATTTCTTCTTCGAGTTTTTGAATCTCTGCTTCAGCATCGTCATAAATCTTTGCACCATTGAACGTCAAACCACCAGGGAGTTGTACACCTTCAAATTTAGTAAGATTGCTTCCCCATTGACGTTTAATCAATGCAGTTGCATATCGTGAAAGCCAACGGTCTCCCCACACATCACCATATGTATCTGGATCTGTGATCTGATATGCATCAACAATTACATATTCTCCAGTAAGAATATCATCTGTCCAATCCATATCAATGTGAAGTTTGTTGACGTGGCGATTATAACGAATAGGTTTGAGACCAACAAAGATTTCTTCAAGCATACGTATGTGTGTCATTGCCATTGTATATGGAACATACGAACTTGCAGAAATATCAAAGAGGTCGTTCAAGTGAATCTGATAGCGAATGCTGAACAGATTAGAAGATTGTAACGCTTGACCGATTGGTAAGATATTATTGATTCCTATGATCGACTCTGGAATCGTGATGTAGCCATTGGCTTTATCAGTAGCAGTTACAATATGTTTATGCAAAATACGTTCAGTCCCATCAAAGTGGTAATCCTGATAGTATTTCAATGCTTCGTCTATACGGTCGTCAACCTGTTCATCGTCCACGTTAATGTCGATGACGGGATAACCAAGCCGACGAAGGCAGTAATCTTTAAATGTTTGTCGTGAGTTTGGAACAGCCATAGAAAAACTCCAGTCATTTATATCTATTTATAAACAACTGGAGTTATCTACTGGGGAGCAGGGGTATTATTATGAGAAGTAAGGTAGTTTATATGTACTTCCACCGAGATTAATTGTAAGAAAACCTGCTGGATTCACAAGTGCTTCGTCATTCAATGCAACATCATCTTGAGTTGTTGTAATTGAACTTGCACCAACTGTAACTACAACGTTAGCAGAAGTCAGTTTGGACGCAATACTATTTGTAACAGTTGTGCTGAAGTTTGCATCATCACCAAGAGCAGCAGCCAACTCATTTAGTGTATCTAAAGTAGTTGGAGCAGAGTCGGCAAGATCAGCAATTGATGTATCAACATATAACTTCGTAGCAGCATCAGCGTTAGCAGATGGTGTACCAAGTTCAGTAATTTTATTACTGTTCATGTCAATGTCATCACCGAACTCAATCTTAGTACCAGCACTATCAGTGATGCGCTTACCACTGAGAAGTTGAACTGTACCCTTGAGTTCAATATTACCTGAAGATGTGGTAAGAGCAATATCACCACTTTCTGTAGCAGTCAAGTTAACACCAGCAACTGATTGAACAGTTGTTTCACCACTACCTAATGTTTTAATTGTAAGAGACTGGTCAGAATCAGCAGTGAATGTGATTGTACCAGAATCGTCTTCAAGAACTTTTTGCCCGTTGACATATAATGACCCAGGACCAACATATACATCTTTCCATGCGAGAGATGGAGTACCAAGACTATATGTATCATCAGCAGCAGGAATAATATTCTGTGCTTCAACAGTTGTTGTGAATGTATTAGAAGAACCACTTGCTAAAGTGGAAACTTCTGATTCGAGGTTTGCAATTTTGACGAAACCAACGTTAATGCTGTTGCGTCTTGTTGCAAATGTATCGCTTGATACTAAGTTAGCAATTTGTGTCATTTATAAGACCCCTATGCTAATGTGTCTGGAATAGTTGGCCAGTCATTGAGAGTTGCTGTTACTGCGGCATCCATTTTAGCTGTGTATTTAACACCGTCAACTAAGTCAGTTTCTAGAACTTCAACATCATCAGCATCAAGATAGATCAAAACGCCGTCAGCGTTTGTTGATTGAGTTGCTGGAATATCTGTATGAAGAGCAATGAATGCATCCATATCAGCAGCAGCATCAATTGCTGTTTCCATTGTACCAGAAGCGGTACGAACAGCAGCACGATAAGTTGCAACATCAGTAGGAATTGCAGCACCACCTTCAGCAGCACGAATTGCGTACCAATCTGATGGTGAAAGAAGTGAAGCAGCAGTTTCTTTTACTTGAGATTTTTTCTGTGACTTGAGACCAAGAGTAGTAACAACTTCACCATCTTCGTCTAAGTAATCTTCCATCTTAGGTGTATATTCAACATCTTCAACTAAGTCTGTTTGAAGAACTTCAACATCATCAGCATCAAGATAGATCAAAACGCCGTCAGCGTTTGTTGACTGAATTTGTTGATTTGAATCTTCAAGTGCTTTTTCAACATGTGTATATGTCTTTGTGACTGTACCAGCAGCATCGTCAACAACAACTGAAGAACCACCTTGATTATAGAAACGACTATCAACAGATGCACCTTCTTCACTATATGAATAGATACCGATTGCTTGAAGTTCAGCAGCAGACCAGCGTGTAAAAATACTACGTGGATGCTGAATGCCACCGATTGTAATTGCTTTTGGACGTGTGTAAACTGCGGTCACACTTCCTGATTCTACTAATGCCCACATTTTTTAATGTCTCCTAATTTTGGGTTATTCATTATATAGTGTTTCAATAATTATCTTGCTCTTCCTTGAGTATAACCGTCATCGCCTTGGAATGGGTTTTCTGCAAACGCTGCGAAGACGTAGGTGCCACCGCTGGCGTTTCTGGCAGCACCTGTATTTCTCATTTTAAAGCCGTTAGATAATAATTCATCTTGAGCAAGTGATACTTCGGCGCCGGAGGTGTCCGCATAAAGAACATTGTTATTTGGGTTATACCCCAATCTTTCTTTATCATAGATATGCCAACTGCCTGTACTGTCGAACCTTTTTATCATCAAAAATGCTGGTCTAAATCCACAATACACAAACGGGCCATCAGTCGAGCCATTGCCCGTATAGCTGCCGAACTTTGAGAAGCCTTCGACTTCTGCCCAACAGTAGGCGACGTAATCCTTATTTGCAGTATGCAAAGCACCGAGAGTATTAAAATGACTTGCACTTGCTGGAGGATCACCCACAATCACTCCATTATTAGTTTGAGCGGCGGTTGAGTTTAATTTTAAGTTATTGTTAGCTGCTAAATCCTTATGCCAAACATACCAATCAGTAGCATCTGTTCGATTTTTCCAAATCATCATACCCGGAACAGCACCAAGACTATGACCAACAGTTTCTACAGTAGATGGAGAAGCTGGAGCCGTGTACGTAACGATACTAAACCCACTTGTTGTATTGACACTTACTTGACTGGTAATTGAAAATGTACTATTGGTAACAGCAGTGCCACCAGCTTTCCAGCACCATGCGACGTGACCTTCGCCACTTGTGTTAATTGGTCCACCACTACCTACTGTAAACCCGTCGCTATCAAAACTATCTAAACCAGCGGTAGCTTCGGCATTTGTATTGTCAGATGACAATCGTTCCGTTGCCCCTGCAATGACGTTAACAAGAATGTGACTTGAGGTGCTATCTCTTTTCTTAATCCACACAAAATCAGGTTGAAAACCTACCCCTGTAATAGACTTCGATGTTCCATTACCAGTATAAATCACCGTATTGAAATAATCTGAACCATCAGCAATCGTTGGCGCTGCAAAGTCAGCAGTTGACCATCCAGAAAAGCCTGTCGGCGGAGTTTCATTAAAAGCGACCTGACCAAAGTTGACCGTTCCAACGACACTTAAACGAAGGCGAATAAAAACAACCAGACCAGAAGCTAGTTCGGTTGCACCAATCGTTGCAAGCTCACCCGTACCCGCAGCAGGATCGCCGCTGTTGGCCCAACCATTATTAGAGTTACCAGACCATACTTTACCAGTGTCTAAATCAATCGCCCATTTTTCATAAGCAGCAGCATCAGGACCAAAACCAGAGTATGAGGTAGACGAAGTTTCATCAAAGAAATTGTCACCGTTCCAAAGCCACTTATCAGCATCAGCGGTATCAATACCGTTTACTGCGCCCTTCCAATCATTAGCGGTCCAGATTGGGGTTGTGGTAATCCCCATTGAAGGGTCGCCAGATACGCTTGACCAATAACATTCAAAATAAATCTTGCCGGTTGTCGGTAATGACATAGTGCAGAATGCGTTTTTAACGTCAGAACCCG